CCAGAAGCGGATCCGGATCATCGCAAACGGACTGGATGGAATTCTCAAGCGGCTACGACACGGAGGTGAGGATCCCTTTCAAGAAGAATGGATTCGCCCAGTCTCCTTTCAGCGACGACGCCGGAAAAGTTTATCCAATAGGCATTTATCAACATGACTTCGCCGAGAAATTCCCCGATCTAATACTCAGGAACAGAAGCTCAAACTCTCCGATAACCCCTCCCTCCGAGGGGCTGTGGTCGTTCAATCAAAACAAAGACAATATTTATTTCAACACCAACGACTATGACATCCCTCCCGAACTCCTGGGCCAGCCCGTCCAGTGGCACGTCCCGTCCCACATGGCCGGAAACATGGACGGACTGTGGGTCGAGCAATGCCTTGGAGGCATCGTTGACCCCATGATCCTCATAGGCGTGGAGGATAATTTCGGAGGGGTGAGGGATGTATGGATAAGCTCCAAACAATTCAATGTCACTGCCCCGTTCGAGGGATGCGATCAAAACGTGCCATCCACCCTCTGAGAAACATAGTTTCCGTGACACTGGGTTCCCTCTAATAATTTCCAACTTTTTCCACTTTTCAACTTGCCAAACAGCCCTCCTGGGCATATAGTGAACATCGAAGACAGCGGACGGGCCGTTGGATCTTTGGAAAAAGGTTGAAACGCCGGAGAGGCCACAAGGTCAAGCCGGGGGCACGCGCAGGAACCCATCCAGCGCAGAAGGAAAGGCTATGAAAACGCAAAACCCCACGTCAGACCAATCCCCGACAACAAAACGCGAATTTGAGGCACTACAGGCCAATTTTGAAGAAGTGCTTGGTTTCCGCGGCCAACCGTTCATGGTCACCCCCTGGCACGCATCGGTCCTTGGCCTTGAGGAATCCCTGCTGCTCGGAGAGATAGTCATCAGGATCATGGTCGCCCCCGACTCGCTCGAATCGGGAGTGCGCTGGATCAAGGGCGACATGGATTCCATCATGGCCTGGCCGAGGACGGCCTTCCTGGGCGCCACCGCCGTCCACAGGGCCATGTCCTCCCTCCGCCGCATGGGCATCGTGGTCGACGTGGGCAGGGCGGTCTGCAAGGGGCGGCTCTCCACCGTGTCGCAGGGGGCCCTCGCCGTGTGGGAGCTGGAGGGCTTCGACGCCGCCGGGCTCGTCACGAGGGGCCGTCCAGGGCTGGCCATGGGCATGGTCGTCACGCCCCGCCCCGGAAAACGGCGCGGCCACCCCAGCGTGAGCGTGTCGCCGTCGAGGGGGTGCTCGTCCCTGCTCGCCGCGTTCTCGGACGTGGGCTGCCTCCGCCTGGTCGCCTGCCTGTGCGCCCCCGCCCGGTTTGAAAACACTAGGCTAGTGCTTGGACAATCTAAGCTGACAGAACATGTCCCAGCATGTAACGATCAGGACTGTAATAATCTTAAACTTAACATGGCACAAAAAAACCACGACGAGACATGTCAAAAAGCCGGAACGAGCGTAGCGAGTGGAGGCATAGACATGTCGAGGAGTGTGTCTACTAGCCCTGCTAGCCCTATAACGTCTACCATCCAAGCAGATATATACGTTAGCAGTCCTATTATTAATAATAGTCCTAGTATTATTCTAGAACGGTCTAGTCTTAATCCCGCGGGCCCGCCCGCACATGAGGGCGCGGAGGCGCATGCGCCCGGAGGGTTGTCTCCCCGGCCGATTGAGTTCTCCAATCCCATGGATTCGCCATTTTACCTATCCCCGGTGGAGCCCGTGGATTCCGGGATGTGGCTTGAATGGGCCATGTCCATTGAAGAGGGTTCGATGGGGGACTGGATCGAGAGGTGGTACTCCGGAGCCCATAAAGCCTACAAGCGCCAGTCCGACGAGGCTTCCGGAGACGACTCGGGAGGGCCAAGTCCGGAGGAGGCTCTGTCGTCAAGGGAGAAGTTCATGGAGTACATGTGTCTCGAATCGGTCAGGGCCAAGCCCACGCCGGAGTGGACTCCCTCCGACTTCGTCAAGTACGCCTACTGCGCCTTCGTGAACGCCGATCCCCGCAGACTCGTGATGCCCAACTGGTCGAGGGACTGCGGAACGATGAAGAACCTGATCGACAGGTATGGCAAGGACAGGCTCAGGTCCGTCCTGAAGCTGATCGCCACGAGAAGATCCGACTTGGAGAGGGTCACCGGCAAAGATCTGACCTGCTCCATGTCAGACCTCACGGCCGACTGGAAGATGAGAATAATGCTTGATTTTGCGTTGAGAACGGAAGGAGTGAAAAAATGAGGAAGAAAAAGAAGATCCCGGGCATGTGGAAGTTGATGAGCGTCTCGGAGGCGTCGGACGCGCTGGGCATCTGCACCAAGACGATGAGGCAGTGGTGCGACGACGGCATCGTCAAGTACGCCAGGACTCCGGGAGGGCACAGAAAGATCTCGGGGCAGGAGGTGTTCAGGCTCAGAAGGACGAAAGCCAAGAGGAGGAGGATTAGCTGCTAACTAAAATCTTGGACATTTCTGGACAAACCTACTTGAAATCATTGTTGAAAGGGCGTATTTTGAAAGTAAAGAGAGTCACTAAGATGGAGTTTGAACTGGTCAACGGGGATGTGTTTCCTATCAATCCGCCGCTGACGGAAGAACAAACTCCAGAAGAATTTCAGGAGCATTATGACAGAGCATGTAACCTTATGCGCAGCCTCCAAGGAGCTGGGGGTAGCTGTACGGACGCTTCGGAGGTGGGATGCGTCGGGGAAGATAAAGACCATACGGACTGAGGGCGGTCACCGTCGTATACCTGTCATGGAGATACGCCGCGTACAAGGTCTTGAAAACGTGGAGCGGTCTATCACCTGTTGTTATTGCCGGACAAGCACCCAGAAACAAGCCGAGAATCTTGAACGGCAGGTTGGACGCGTTCTCGAGCATTGCTCCAAGAACAGCTGGAAGACGGAGTTGTTCAAAGAGATAGGATCAGGGCTGAACGATGGTCGGAAGCAATTCAAAAGACTGCTGGAGCGGGTTGCTGAACCGGATGTTGCCAGAGTCGTTGTCGAGTTCAAAGACCGTTTGGCTCGTTTTGGGTTTGACACCTTCGCTATCTACTGCCGGAACTTCGGAGTTGATGTTGTTGTTCTTGAGGTGCAAGAGAGCAAGGAGTTTGAGCAGGAGTTCGCCGAGGATATCATCTCACTGGTTGCTTCCTATAGTGGTAGACTTTACGGTCGCCGCGGGGGCAGAAAGAAGAAACATGCGTAAGATATCCCACGGCGTAGTGTGGTTTGAGCCTGCCATTGAGGCACGGGTTTTGGAGCTGATGAAACTTCAAAGCTCAGCCACTCGGTCAGCGTGGGTGAGACTCCCACAGGAGAGGTGGCTATAACTGGTCGCCACCGAGATATGGAAGAAATTCCAATGAGCTGAATGGAAAGGCAGCTTTTCAAACGTGGATTAGTAAAATTGTCCAAGTTTGATAAACCAGGAGCTGTGCCAGGTAAAACGGATCAGGAGCTTGTCGACGGGGCCAACGATCTGGCGTTGAAATTCGCCAAGACGTTCGGATGGGTGGTTCCCAATGGGTTCAAATTTTACGATCAGCCGAGATCGTTCTGGATGCTGGCGGTGATGGCGTGCGACCATGTGAACGGGACGGACATAGAAAACGCTTTGGCGGAGGGTCAAAATGGCTAAGAAGAAAACACCAGGATCGGCTCTGCCCGCCGAGGTGCAGGTGGTGATGGCGGGATTCAACAAGGAATATGGCGACGGGACGCTGATGCTCGTTGGCGAGCACAACATGGCGGGGAGAGTCCGCACTTTGCACTCAACGGGAAGCATATCTCTCGACATAGCGATTGGCCTTATCAGGATAAGCCAAGCCGCTGGCAGGGAGGGGATTCTCGAATGCGGCCTTCCGGGAGGCAGGATAGTGGAATGCTACGGAAAAGAGTCGAGCGGGAAGACGACATTGCTGAACCATTTGATCGCCAGCGCCCAAGGGGTTGGAGGTCTTTGCGGCCTGATCGACATGGAGCAGACCTGGGACAGGGACTACGCCACCAAACTTGGAGTGGATGTTGAATCTCTTGTTTTCGCACAGCCCGGATGCGCCGAGGAGGCTCTCGACATAGCGGAGGCCTTAGTCAAGACCAGGCAGTTCGCAGTTCTTGGAGTGGACTCCATAGCGGCTCTCGTCCCAAAAGCCGAACTTGAGGGCGGAAGTGGAGACTCGCACATGGGCCTACAGGCGAGATTGATGTCTCAATTCTTCAGAAAGATAAATCCCATCCTTAGCGGGGATTTGTGCGACACCCTCTTGTTCATGACGAATCAGATAAGGGAAAAGGTGGGGGTCCTCTATGGATCTCCAGAGGTGACGTGCGGTGGAAACGCTATGAAGTTTTATGCGTCGATACGCCTTGACATCAGCCGCAACGCTCCTTTGAAAAGCCAGACGGGTGAGATCATTGGCAACAGGACGAAGGTGAAAGTCATCAAGAACAAACTGGCTCCTCCGTTCAGGACCGCCGAGTTCGACATCGTGTACGGAAAGGGAGTGGACAAGATCACCGACTTGATAGACACGGCCGCGATGCACGACATCTTGACCTTGAAAGGGTCATGGTACTCCTACAAGAGCGAGAACATCGGACAGGGGATGGGGGCCACGGCCAGGTTCCTCGACGAGCACAAAGACATAGCCGAGCAGGTCATGAAAGATCTCGTGGCCAAACTTACGGGGGTGGCGGCGTGAGCATCACAAAAGAAGTCAAAAGCAAAAAAGGATCCAAGCAGGCTCTCGCGGTGGAGGAGATACTGCGGTGCAAGTTCGGATTCTATTCGGTCAAGAAGGAGTTCTGTGTCCCGGTGAAGGACGAGCGCGGAAAAACCACAAGGCTGTTCTTTGATTTCTTCATCGAAGCCGCCAGAATGGTGGTGGAGGTGCAGGGGGAGCAGCACGAGAAGCCCAATCCCTTCTTCTACAACGGGGACAGGGACTATAAGATGGCCCTTGAGAGGGACGAGATGAAGAGGCAATGGTGTCTTGAGAACGGGGTCGCCCACATCGAGATACTTCACAACGAAAAGGTCACGGACTCCTTGATAGACAAGAAGATAATAAAGGCCCTCAAAAAGAAAGGCGGCGGAAAATGTCGCAAACAGTAGATTTGACGGCTCTCACGCCGGAGCAGCAAGAGGCCGAGAACGACAAGAACATAAAAGGGATGCTCGACGCCGCGTTCAGCAAGGATGTAAGAAAAAAAGCGGAGAAGATCATGGAGACGCTCGACAAGAAACTGGGGATAACGCCTCTCGTCTCCCCGTCCGACTACGATCAGACCAGCATGTGCGAGAAGGTCATCCACCACATGCGGTGGAACCAGCAGTACATCTTCGACTGCAACATCGAGGAGCTGTACCAGATGGAGATGGCCCTCACCGCCCACATCCTCTACGTCAAGTCCAGGGAGAACCACTGGAGGACCATGGTTGACATGGCCAAGAGGGAGCTGCGCAGGGCCGTAAAACTGTCGGCCAGCAGGCTCGACGGAAAGACCGTAATGGAGCGCGAGGCCATGGCCATGAACAGATTCCCACAGCTCAGGGAGATGGAGGAGAAGCTGGACGTGTACAACATCTACAGCTCGAAGTGCGACGGCCTCACCGATGTCTTCACCCAGATGGACAACAGTCTGAAGAAGACCATGGAGTTTAGGAGAGGGGAGAGGGAGCGCCACAGCCATGGATCACCCGAGGAGGCCAAGACCAAATGAACGAGATAGCCGATCTTGAGAGGCTTGTCGCCGAGGAGGAGACTCTCGTATACGATCATGGCTCGGAGCGGGCCGTTCTGGCCTGCGTGATGCGGGACCCGTCGGTGGTGGGCAAGATAAGGCACACCGTGGCCCCGGAGGATTTTCAGAACAGGCACAACCGGTCGTTGTACGCCGTGATGGTGGGCCTGTACGACAGGGAGATCAAGAACAAGAGGGAGCCAAGGTTCGACCCGTCCGCCCTTCTCGCAGCCGCCAGGGCCGCTGGAAAGGAAAGATCGTTCGCGGAGAAGGTTGGCGGGGTGGACTACCTCACGTCGGTCAAGCTGGCCCCAGTCGAGATAAAGTCCCTTGAAGTGTACGTGGAGGCCGTCAAGCTCGCTTCCGCCAAATCATCCCTGCACAGACTTGGAAGAAGGATCCAGATCAAAGCCGCCGGATGGAGGAGGAGCGCCTCCGAGATGATAGGCGACGCCGAGCGGGACATGTCCGAGCTGGCCAAGTTGAGGGAGTGCGCTGGCATCAAAAGGCTTGGAGACTCCATCGACAGTCTTCTGCGCGAGTGCGACGCCAACAGAAAGTCTGGAAGTCTTGGAATACATGTCAAGTCCATGCCCAAACTCATGTCGGTGATAAACGGTCTCAGGAGAAAACAGTTCATCGTCCTGTTCGCCAGACCAAAGGTGGGCAAATCAGCCTTCATGCTCAATGTCGGCATAGACGTGGCCTGCCATCAAAACTATCCCGTGTTGTACATAGACACGGAGATGGACGACGATGAGCAGTTGTCGCGGGCGATGTCCAACTGGTCCAATGTTCCCGAATGGGACATCCTGAGCGGAAGGTTCAAGGACAGCGAGGCCGACACCAAATCGCTGGAGACGGTCATGGGCAAACTCAGGGCGGCTCCGTTCTATTATTACGCCGCCCGCGGCGTGTCCACCGACGAGATAATCTACAAGTGCCGGGAGTTCGTGGACGGCATGGTTGGCAAGGACCAGTTCGGAAGGACGAACAAGTGCCTGATCGTCTACGACTGGCTGAAGGTCATGAGCGAGGACGCCCTTGGCAGCAGCAAGGAGTACCAGCAGCTCGGATTCATAGCGACCAAGCTGAACGAGATGCTGAAGATTCTTGACGTTCCCGTTCTCGTGGGGGCGCAGGCCAACAGGGACGGGGCGGGCAAGAACGTGGACGCCAAGTCGGCGGAGGAGGCCCAGAAGTTCCTCGCCGACTCGGACAGGCTCCTGAGGTTCTGCACATGCCTGATGTGGCTTCGCAGGCTGAGGGAGGAGGAGCTGGCCAGGGTGGCGTCCATGCCCGAGGAGTCGAGGTACAACCAGATGATCCACATTCTCGACCAGCGCAGAGGCCCGGCCCACATGAAGGGCATACCTCTTCGGTACATGGGGGCCACCATATCCTACAAGGAGATGCAGGAGACGGTGGACGAACATGTGTTTGATGAGCCCGGGGCGGCCCAGGCGGAATTCAACTGAGGCGAAAATGCACAGGGGAATGTCAGAGCTGATAGACGGCATGGTGGACCACCTTGTCATGGCCGAGCTGGCCGGTTTCGTCCCAGCCACGGACAATGGCAGGATGATGAGGGGCGCGTGCCCCCTCCATGGCGGGGACAACACCACGGCCTTCTCGATCGAGTACGCCGACCAGGGAGGGGGCAGGATGTTTCATTGGATGTGCCGGACCAAGTGCGGCACGGGAGGAGGCGCCGTCAGGCTGGCGTCCATAATCCTGGACGTGAGCCTCGACGAGGCCGCCGAGTGGATCGCCACGAGGTTCAATATTAAGGGACTGTCCTCCAAGGATCCAGAGGACGCCAGGAGGATCGCCGCCCAGTGCGACGCGCTGAGGCATGTGAGGGAGATGCGCTCCCTCGGGCATCTCGACGACAATCCGGTGGAGAGGTCAAAATATTTGAACGAGGGGTTTGTCACGCAGTGCGTGGAAAGGGGGTGTGATTATTTCGTGGGCAGGGGCTTCGACAAGAAGCTGCTCGACAAGTTTCAAGTGGGGACGTACATGGGGGATGGAGGCCCATGGTGGAAGACGGGATATCCCGAGCGGGCCACGGTTCCGATACGGCATCACGATGGATCGCTCGCCGGTTTGTCCGGCAGGGTCCTCGACGACAACGCCGATGTGGACGACAAGTACAGGACCCTCATGGGGACGAGGAAGGACATCCTGTACGGGCTCAACCTGGCCCTGCCCGAGATAAGGAACAGGAAGGCCGTGATAATCACCGAGGGATTCGCGGACTCGTGGGCCTTCTGGCGGCACGGCAGGCGCAACACCGTGGCGTCCCTGGGGTGCATAGGCTCCAACGCCATGAGGATCCTGATGTCCCTGACCAACACGGTCGTGGTGGCCATGGACAATGATGACGCTGGCGAGGAGATGACGGAGAGGATGTGCCGGAGCCTCTCGCAGATAATGACGGTTTACGTGGTGAAGCCCCCCAAGGGCGTCGACTTCGACGAGTTGTCGGAGAGGCACATGGAAGATTGCATCAGAGGTTATAAGAAATTTTCAACAAGGCGGTAGAAGGAGGGGGACAATGGGAATCAACGAGGGCAAATATTCGGGCGAGATCAGGGGCAGCGACGTGTGTCAGGCCATCGAGACCAAGGCGGCCAGGGGCGGAGGCTCCATAGCGATCTTCAGAGTCGAGACCACGTTCGGAAGGGATGGGGTGGATTTCGCCAAGTTCACGGCGTTCGGAGAAGTGGCCGACTACGTCGCGAGAGAGTTGAGGGAGGGGGACCAGGTGGATGTCGAGTACAGGGTTAAGAGCCATGTCTTCGACGGGCAGAACGGGCCAAGGGAGTTCTCCGACCTGCGGGCCTTCAGGGTGGAGTTGTCCGATGGAAGGGGCGGGGCCAGCAATCAAAGACAGGGAGGAGGCTACCAGCAGCGCGAGGGGGGCTATCAGCAGAGGAGCCAGGGCGGGGGTTATCAGCAGAGGCAGGGCGGAGGCCAGGGCCACCAGCGCAGGGACGACAGGCCGCAGCCTTCACACCAGAGCCCTCCACCCCAGCAGGCCCGCTACAGCCGTAGGGACGAGGACTTCGACCAGATGCCTTCGCCGCAGCAGCAGCGACAGCAGTTTCCCCGTCAGCAGGCTCCAAGACAGGACGGATATGACGACAGGCAGGCCGGGGCGCAGCCGCCGAGGCAGGGCCGCGACGACGATGGACGTGGCCATCCACCGGACATGTTCGATCCGGAGAAGGGGCAGAGACCTCCTCCGCCGCCACCGCCTCCGAGCGAGCTGTACGTCCCTCCGGATCCAAGCACGCTTCCTAGCGATGACAGCGACATTCCATTTTAAGTAGTTCATTATCAACGAGTTATGAAGCGCAGCACTGGCAGGCACCAGGCAAGGAACAGAAGCCGCCCCTCCGGGTTCGGCTCCCGGCTCAGACCGGTGGACGCGAAGGCGGCTGAGGCGTTCGATTCGCCATGCGCTTCAGTTTGAAACACAGTGTCACAAATAATTCGGCGAAGGAAGCCCAGTCCATTCATGGCTGGGAGGAATTCGCAAAGGACGCAAATGAGATGTGAGCACATAAGTGTAAGCAGGATCATGACTTATGAGGCCTGTCCCTACCGCTATAAAATGTGGTACGAGGACAGGCTCGGCTCTCCGGTGGACTACGCCAAGGGGCTGGGCCACATCTTCCACGCCGCCCAGGAGGCCTACAGGAGGCCCGGGGCCAACCTGACCCCCGAGCAGGCCTGGGCGGTGGCCTGCCAGGTGTCGGAGTGCCCCAACCTCGACGCCTTCAGGGACGCGAGGGCCATGTTCATGATGGAGGCGGGGAACAACCCTCCCGGAGCCGAGGAGGTCCTGGGAGTGGAGGTTGAGCTTGAGGCGCATCTCTCATCGGGACTTAAGGCTGTAGGGGTGATCGACCTGGTGTCCAGAATGGGGCCGGGCTACATCATGATCAAAGACTACAAGACCGGAAACGTGCTCCCCCCGAGGGATGAGCTTCTGGAGGCGCATCAGACCATGATGTATCCGTTCCTGTCCATGGTGGGCGGAAGGTTCGGACGTCTTAAAAGGGTAGTGGTGAGGTATATGTACATCCGTATGTCCAGAAATGTGGACATAGAGGTTGATTTGGACGCCCTTTACGATTATGGTGAGTACGCCGACCACGTTGGAGCGCTTGTCCTTACGGACACCCAGCCTGGAAGGCGTGTGAACAAGTATTGCTGGAACTGCTTCGGAAGGGGTGGATGCCAGCCATATCTGAACTATGTGAACGTGCTTTCATCGGCGGCCGGATCGGAGGACTGGGCGGCGAAGGCCATCAACGGCGACGTGGACGCGATGATGGACGTCTACGAGAGGCTGGCGGCGTGCAAGTCCTCGGCCGAGAAGGAGAGGGAGACGGTAAAGGAGTGGATCGTCCAGATGGCCACCGGATGCGGCGGGGTGATAAGAGCCAAGTCGTCGAAGGTGAAGCTGATCCGCAAGAAGACGAGAAGATGCCCCGGGGGCGTGATAGCGGATCTCGCCGTCAAGCACGGAGTCGTGGACAAGGTTCTCGAAAAAGTCCCGCTCGACGCTCTGGAGGAGGCCTTGAAGGGAAACGCAGCGGCCATGGCCGAGCTTGAGGCCAGCGTGGTGGAGGAAAAAGGAACCCCGTTCCCAATGGTAAGCAGGATCAATAAAACAGAAAAAAGGAACAAGGAGATATGCGAAAGCCTAGGATTCTGATCATGTCGGACTCTCCGGCGATCCACACTGGATTCGCCAATGTCATAAGACACATCTGCATGAGCGTCCATGAGACTGGACTTTTCGATCTGAACTGCATAGGATGGTTCCACGACCGCCCCGACCACTCTTTCCCGTTTGACATCATCAAGACGGACACCGCCAACCCCCAGGCGCACGACGCCGACAAATACGCCTTGAACACATTCCCCGCCGTGGTGGATAAGTGGAGGCCGGACATCGTCCTATGCGTGGGCGACCCCTGGATGCTGGAAGCGCCATTAAGTTATAAAGCCCACAGTAAGTACAAGTTAGCAGTGTACACGCCGTGCGATGGCGAGCCATTCTCAAAAAAATTCACGAACAGTTTGAAGAGGGCCGACGTGATAGTGGCCTATGGCCCGTATGGCAAAACCGCCATGCTCAGGACCGACAGGTCCATCGCTCCAATTCTAAAGGCCATCCCCCACGGCGTAGACCTCGACGTGTACAAGCCGATGCCCGACGAGGAACGCTCCGAGACCAAGAAGAAGATATCCAAAAGCGGGTTCGTGGTCGGCACCGTGTCCCGGAACCAGCCCAGGAAGAATCTTCCGGCCATGTTCAAGGCCTTCAAGATGTTCGTCGGGGAGTATTTCAACTGCTCCAAATGCGGAAGGCTCATGTTCGTCAAGGAGCCGGCTTGCGACATCTGCGGATGCGACAAGTTCGCGCATGGGGACGGAAAGAAAGACTGCTCGCTGTACTTCCACGGGGCCGTGGACGACTGCGGGTGGGATCTGTTCGAGCTGACGGACAGGCTCGGCCTCGCCGGAAGGGTGGGGTATCCGCAAGGCATGCGGGTGGGGGCCGGAACGGACGAGCAGACGCTGGCCACGATATACAACTCGTTCGACATCTTCACTCTGCCAACTCTTGGAGAGGGGTTTGGGATGCCCATTTCAGAGGCCATGGCCTGCGGAACCCCGTGCCTCGTCACCAACCATTCAGCCCATCTTGACTACTGTGTTGGGGCTTCCGACCTCATATCCATATCCGACTTCATGACCGAGCCGCTGTCCAACATCGAGAGGGCCCTGGTGGATGTCTACGACTACGCCATGCGCCTGGACAGGATGTTCATGGACGAGCCGGGATTCATGGCCAAATGGGGGTCGCACGCCAAGGAGAGCGGATTCGACAAGGATCCTTTGTGGGGCTGGTTTGGAAAACCCCTCAGGGACGAGTTGGGCC